ATCAAAAAACAGCAACTCTTCAGACCCTGACTATCCGGGTCCCGGACTTGTCGCACACCTGTTGTGGGGTTCCGGTCCTAGTAAGCGTCGCGCACAACGCGCAATGGCTTACGCGGAAAGAATTGTTGCTAGGCTAGAAGCCGAAAGCGAACGAGGAAGTAACATGCTGACTAAAGAACAAAGAATTAACACTGCAAACTTTGAAGTGCGTCAATCCGGTGACGGCATGACCTTCTCAGGTTACGCAGCGGTTTGGAACAGTCCAAGCGAACCTCTACCTTTCATTGAGCGAATCCAGTCAGGTGCTTTCCGTAAGACTTTGCAAAGCCGCAATGAAATTAAACTTTTGTGGAACCACGACTCGTCACAGATTCTTGGCTCACTACGCGCAGGCACTTTGCGTTTGACTGAAGACGCTTACGGTTTGAAGGTTGAAGCTGATTTGCCTGACACTCAGCTTGGGCGCGATACTGCAACTCTTCTACGCCGTGGCGATGTTAATGCTATGTCTTTTGGTTTCTCAGTTCCTAAGGGTGGCGACACTTGGAACAGTGACGGCACCGAGCGCACTCTAAAGTCTGTCCGTTTGTTCGAAGTTTCAATCGTGGGCAGCCCGGCGTACACCGCTACTGCTGGCACCGCAACCGTTCGCTCATTTGACAAATTGGCTTTGCGTTCTCAGGTAGATGAAGATACTCTAAGTGATGTCATGTTGAAGCTAGAGGAAGGTCAAGATTTGACTCCGGAAGAAGCGGCCATCATTTCTGAGGCTGTAAACGCTCTAACACCTAAGGCTGAAGAGCCAGTTGTTGAACCTGAAGTTACCGTCGAGGAACTTGAGGCTAACCTGCTAGAGTTGAAGCGTAAGCAGCTTGAGCTAATTAAGAAGAAGGTTTTGTAATGGCTACTAAAGAACAAATCAAGAAGGCAATCCTAGATGTTGCAGGAAACCCTGAGTCTGGTGTTGTTGCTGAATTTGCTGACGCTTGGGCTGACGCAATCGTTGAAATTGACTCGCCTCGTGCAGCTGCACCGGCTAAAGAAGTTAGAGTTGTCAACGCAGTAGAAACTCGCTAGTATAAGTCTTACCCTTCCGGCAGGTTGTGTTCCCGCATCCTTCGTATCCCTGCCGGGAGGGTTTTTCCTTACCCTCATGGTATTTATGTACAAATGTCTTGTAGGATTGTTACAACAGTTGAGTGTTAGCACCGCTGGGTTTGTCTGCGTCAGCGCGGCAAGTTTCTATCAACCTTTATTTAGGAGACAACATGTCTGATTTCATCAAAGTTCAGGCTGAAGCTCGTGCAAAGGCTTGGGAGCAGGCAAAGGCCCTTTTGGACCACGCAGCCGCCGAGTCACGCGACCTTTCAGCAGCTGAGTCTGAGCAGTTTGACCGCATCAACGCGGACATTGACCAGCGTTCAGCACTAATCGAGTCTGTTCGTGCAGCAGAAGAGCGTGAAGCTCGTGCAGCAGAAGCAGCAAAGGGTTTCGAAGTTCGCAACGAAGTTCGTGGCGACGAGGACATCCTTCGTTCAATCGCAATGGGTGAGACTCGCTCACACACATTCGAAAAGCGTACCCTTGTACCATCTGACAACACTGTTCCAAAGTCATTCTATGACGAGGTATTTGCTGTTGCTCGCCTAGTTGGTCCAATGCTAGATGTGTCACAGGTTATCAACACCACTTCAGGTGAGAACCTAACCATCCCGACTCTAACCGCATACTCAACCGCAACCATCAAGGCTGCGTCTTCAGCTATTGCAGAGTCTGACCCAACCTACTCAAGCATCACTCTTGGGGCTTACAAGTACTCATTCCTAGTTCCAGTAGCGAACGAACTTCTAACAGATGCAGGTTTCAACCTACAGGCATCTCTTGCTGAAGAAATCGGTAACGCAATCGGTTACGCAGTTAACGCTGGCCTAACCACTGGTACCGGAACTGTACAGCCTACTGGTGTTGTAACTGCTGCTGGCTCAGGTATCACTGGTGGAACTGGTGTATCAGGTGCTTTCACAGCTGACAACCTAATCGACCTACAGTACTCACTAGATGGTGCTGCTCGTCGTCTACCGGGTGTTGCTTACATGGCTGCTGGTTCATCAATCGGCGCGATGCGCAAGTTGAAGGACACCGCAGGTAACTACCTATACACCGTGAATGTTGGTCAGCCTGACAACTTCGCTGGTTACGCTGTAGTGGAGAACCCAGCAATGGCTGCGGCTGCTACTTCTGCGAAGAGCGTCGTGTTCGGACACTTGCCTTCATACAAGGCTCGTGTTGCTGGCGGTCTACAGATTGCTCAGTCAAGCGACTACGGCTTCAACACAGACACCACTTGGTACCGCGCGACACTTCGTGTTGACGGTAACTTGACCCACGCTGGTCACATCAAGTACTTCGCGGGTGCAGCTAGCTAATCCCCCGAAATAGACGGAACCCCCGGTGCTTGCAGGTTTGCACCGGGGGTTCTTTTTACTCTAGTATGTGAGTATGAAACCTGCAAAGAAAATTGACGCTATTGTAAGCGTTTGGTCTAACTCTCCGAATCAACCTACCGGGTACGGCCAGCAGGCCGGGTATTTGGTTGACCGCCTTAAGCGTGACGGTGCGGAAGTTGCCGCCTTGTCTAACTATGGGCTTGAAGGCAACAACACAACTTACGAAACACCTTACGGCCCAGTGCCACACTACGCTCGTGGCTTCGATGGCTATTCACAAGATGTTCTTCCAATTCACCACCAGCACTGGAAGTCAAAGCATAAGGGCAAAAACTTAAAAGATTTCATTATCACTCTTTATGATGTTTGGGTGCTAAGGAATCCAGCACTTGATGACATCAAGATTGCTTCGTGGACTCCCATGGACCACACGACTATCCCTCCTAGGGTTGCCGCATGGATTAAAAAAGAAAATGTTGTCGCGATTGCTATGGCTCCTAATGGTGTGCGTTTGATGGAGCAGGCTGGTATTGAGTGTGAGTATGTGCCGCATGGTATTGATACGAGTGTTTATAAGCCAACTGATGTGGTTGGTGGGCAGCCTGTGCGTGAGTTTATGGGTTTGACTGATGACCAGTTCCTTGTGGGTATGGTTGGGGCGAATAAGGCTAATGGTTCGATTCACCGTAAAGCTTATGGTGAGAACTTTTTAGCTTTTGCTTTGTTTGTGAAACAGCACCCTGATGCGGTGTTGTATGTTCATGCTGACCCTAGTGCTGCTTTGGGTGGGTTTAATTTGATGGATTTGGCTACTTATTGTGGTATTCCAAAAGATAACCTTATTTTCCCTAATCAGATTGACCTTAGGTATGGGTTTGAGCAGGCTGACATGGCAGCGTTTTACTCGGCTATGGATGTTTTGTTGGCTCCGTCTTATGGTGAGGGTTTTGGTATTCCTACTGTTGAGGCGCAGGCTTGTGGTACTCGAGTTATTGGTTCTAATTGGGCTGCTACACCTGATTTAGTTTCTGAGGATTGTTGGTTGGTGGATGGTCAACCGTTCTGGGATGAGGCTCAGAAGTCTTGGTTTACTATCCCTAGTGTTCCGAGTATCGTAAAGGCTCTTGAGTCCGCGTATGAGGCTCCTAGGGGCGTTTCTGAGGCTTCTGTGGAGTTCGCTAAACAGTTCGATGTTGAAACTGTTTGGGAGAAGCACTGGTTGCCTGTTCTACAGAAACTATCAAAGTGATACCAGTTTTAGGTTTCTGCACGCTTAAACGGTTTGATTTGGCGGATAGGCTCCTTGCCAGCATCGATTATCCGGTAGAACACCTTGTAATTGTTGATAATTCTGGTTTACAGACTTGGAATCCGATTGTTCCGCAGTTTGTGAAGAACATATGGCTTATTCGAGTGCCTTTTGGCCTTGGTTTAGTCGGTGCATGGAACCTAATCATCAAATCAACGCCTTACTCACCGTCTTGGTTGCTTGTAAACGACGATGCGTGGTTTGAACCGGGTGCTTTGGAGGTTATTGCCAAAGAAACCGACACAAAAGCAATAAATTTTGTACAAATCGGCACAAAATGGTCTTGCGTAGTGTTTGGTGAGGGCATGATTGAAAAAGTCGGATTATACGACGAGAACTTCTATCCTTTATACTTTGATGACAACGACTTGGAACGCCGAATAGACTTCCATGAAGTTCCCAAGAACTTTATTAAGGCAGTGGTGCATCATGAGAACAGTTCTACACTCAATAGTGGTTTTAAAGAACAGAATAACCGAACTTATTTGGCCAACCAAGAACGATTTACTAGCAAAGGCGTTTCTGGTGACATGTCAGCCGGAGAGTGGAGTTTGCGAGTGCGAAGGGACAACCGATGGGACTAATTGTTTACACGGGAGGTTCGTTCGACCTCTACCATGCGTCGCATGCGATGTTCCTGAAGCGTTGTGCCGAGCTTGGCTCTGTGACTGTTTCGCTGAATACCGACGAATTTATTCAGAGTTATAAGGGTAAGCCTCCTGTTATTCCTTATGAGGAGCGTGCAGCTGTGCTTCTTAGCTGCCGCTATGTATCTGCTGTTGTCCCTAACATGGGGGGCCACGACTCTCGTGTTGCTATTGAGTTGGTCAAGCCTGACATCATAGTTGTTGGCTCTGATTGGGCTAGACGCGACTATTACGCCCAGATGGGTTTCGACCAAGATTGGTTGGATGAGCGCGGCATTGCCATGTGTTATGTCCCTTATGGCACCATAACTTCTACTACGCAAATCAAAGAGCGTATGCGTTTTGCGCTAAAATAGAATTAACTTAGGAGACCCATGTCGATTACAAATGGTTACATAACGCTCAACGAGCTTAAAGCCGCTCTACGCATCCCAACTGCTGACACTGTTGACGATTCACTGCTTGAAAAGGCTGTCAACTCGGCTTCACGACTTATTGACGGTTACGCAAACCGTTACTTCTACAACGGTGGCACAGCAACTCGTGTTTTTGCCCCACAGGACAGTTTCGTTGTTGAGATTGACGACTTGCAGTCTTTGACAACTTTGGTGACTTCTTCTGAGGGTATAACCTACGACACAACTTGGGCTGCTGACGATTACCAGTTGGAGCCACTGAATGGCCTCGTAGACGGCCTCACAACCCCGTACACGCGACTTCGCGCCGTCGGTGACTACACTTTCCTTGAGATGGGTGGCGAGGCTACAGTGCGCATCACAGGCGTTTGGGGTTACGCTTCAGTTCCTGACGCAATCTCACAAGCATGTGTAATCCAAGCTGAACGCATTTTCAAACGACTTGACTCACCACTTGGTGTCGCTGGTTTCGGTGACATGGGTGTGGTTCGTGTAACTTCACGCCTAGATTCTGATGTTGCCCAGTTGGTTGAACCGTACCGAAAGATTCGATTCGCATAATGGCATCTATTGGTGAACTTCGTGATGGCATAGCAACAAACCTTGCCACAATAGCAGGTCTGCGCACCTCTGACACAATGCCAGACAACCCGTCACCACCAATCGCGGTAGTGTCCCTGTCAAGCGTCGAATACGACCAGACTTTCCAACGCGGCATGACTTTGTACACATTTGATGTCACAGTTATTGTTTCTCGCGCAGATGCTCGCAATGCTCAAAACTATCTTGACGCTTATTGTTCCTCCACAGGGGCTAATTCTGTCAAACTTGCGATAGAATCAGATAAGACACTCAATGGCAAAGCCTTTGACCTGAGGGTGACTCAGTTAAGCAGCTATGGCTCATTAACTGTCAACGACACAACATATTTAGCAGCTGAATTTAGTATCAGTTGCTATGCAAGCTAGGAGAAAACTGTGGCGAAATTTGTAGCTACCGATGTGACTGTAACCCTAAACGGTACAGCAATCTCATCAAACCTTAACTCAGTGGAACTAAACATTTCATCTGACGAAATCGACACCACCACTTTTGGTACCTCAGGTTGGAAGACCGTTGTAGGTGGCCTAAAGTCAGGTACCCTTCGTCTTGACTTCATGCAAGACTTTGGTGCTGGCGGTATCGACGCACTATTGTTCCCTCTACTTAACACTGTTGGTACAGTAGTTATCAAGCCAACCTCAAGCACTGTATCGGCCACAAACCCTACATACACTGCTTCTGTTTTGGTTAACAACTATGTACCATTCAGTTCCAGTGTGGGCGACCTCGCTTCGTTCTCGGTAACACTACCGACAACAGGCGAAATCACCCGCGCAACTGCATAATCAAACTAAGGAATAACTAATGAAAATAAACCTGCGAGTCACTTACAACAGTGGCTCTTCTGAAGAAGTTGTTTGCTCAGCGATTGATTTGGTGAAGTTCGAACAGAAGTTCGATTTGTCTGTTACTCGTCTTGAAAAAGAGATGAAGCTGACTCACCTGCTATTTCTGGCTCACGCAAGCCTTTTCCGTCAAGGTAAGACAAAAGCTGACTTTGATGGTTGGATGGAAACCGTTTCATCGATTGATGCTTCGGGTACTGACCCAAAATAAAGGGCCTCGGCGAATCTTCAACACATTGGTATATCGCTTCCCTAGCTTGTGAAACTGGTATCGCTCCAAGCGTTCTGATGCAGGAATCTGACAGGATGATTTGGACAATGATGCGTTACTTAGTGTGGAAAGCCGAGAAACAGTCTGAACCAAAATAGAGGAAGGCACCCCTTCGGGGGTGCTTTTCTTTTTCCCGGTAGAATTGTTGTATGCCTTTAGTTCCGATTCGTGTTGACCCGAAACTGTCTATGCAGTTTACGGATTACCGTGGGCTGATTAATGACTTAAAGATG